AGATGATTATTTTGGAAGGACTCAATTTGCAATGACTTCAGAATCATTGTCGTTTACATACGAAGCTGAAATCCAAGGACCGAAAAGCTATTTTAACAGTTTTCCGGTAACTACGGCCGTTGGTAGCAGACTTAATCCAGAAAAAATATTAAATGTGCCCACCGATCAAGACACAGGGACTGTGGAAATTGAATACATTTACAGAATAGGATCAAACGACATATACAGAAACGGAACAATGACACTGGTATTCAACAAAAGCGAAGGAACAGCATCATTAACTGATAATTATTCTCACAGCGGAACAGGTGATCCTGAAAATCTTATTTTTTCTTTGGACCTCAGTGAGTTCAACGATAATTCTAGTTATTTGCCTGTGCTAGCAGAAAATACTCTAGTTGATGCAATTTTAAACGAAAACGATGAATTAAAATTTACAATTAAACATGTTGCTTGATGTTTCAAAAATCATTTTATGACAGAATAGTTGAGTGGAGGAATCTAAGATTGCACTTAGAGTCCTGCAAGGATCCATTACAGGAATGTATCAATTTCTGGAATTCAGCGCCGGTAGGAGCACTGGCAGCTGATCCATATGATAAACGGACTTGGCCAAGTCCGTGGCAAATGATAGAAGAAAATATTTACTGTGATTTTCTACGAATCCTAGCAATTTGTTACACCTTACAATTAACTGACAGGTTTTCAGAGGTTCAATTTGAGATACATATTAAACAAGACAATAAAAATTCAAGGACTTGTTATTTGCTTATAGTAGCAGATAGAGTCATTGGTTATCGGGGAGACAAACATGTTGCACGATCAGATTTACCAAAACATCTCGTATCGCAACAGAGTTATGCCATGTCAATGCCCTAATAAATATCGAAGTTACTAAAAATCAATTAATAATACCCGTATCTTGCGGAACATACAATAGTGAATGAGAGGATGAATAATGCTATTTGAAGAACAATTATCACGTAAGCCAGATTTGTATCCCTGGACTAAAAAATTTATAGATGCAATTTGGGAAGGCTTTTGGACACCAGATGAATTTAATTTTAGAAGTGACTATAGTCAATTTAAAACGGATTTAACACCAGAAGAACAACAGGTAATAGTAAGAACATTAAGTGCAATTGGCCAAATTGAAGTAGCAGTAAAAAGTTTTTGGGCAGATGTAGGCAAACATTTACCTCATCCATCAATTAGAGATCTTGGTTATGCTATGGCTAATTCAGAAGTTATTCACAACATGGCATATGAAAAACTACTGGACGTGCTTCATCTTACACACGTATTTGAAGAAAATCTAAATGAAGAAGTTATTCGCGGAAGAGTCAATTATCTCAAAAAGTATCTAGACAAAGTATACACAGACGACAGAAAGCAGTACATTTATTCAATCATCCTTTTCACATTGTTCGTAGAAAATGTAAGTCTGTTCAGTCAATTTTATATCATTATGCATTTTAACAGAAATCGTGCAATCCTAAAAGACTGTGCCCAACAGGTACAGTATACACGCAACGAGGAAATGTTACATGCACAGGTTGGTATTCAATTGATTACTACACTGCGTGAAGAATACCCAGAACTATTTGATGCTGAATTAGAATCACGTATACAAGAAGAAATTCTTGCAAGTCTTGAATCTGAATCAGGTGTTATTGATTGGATAATTGGCGAATATGCTGTAGAAGGTCTTGATGCAGAAATATTAAAAAACTTTATCAAAAACAGAATGCGAGATTCAATGGAACAAATTGGCTTTGATACAAGTGCAATTGATATCGACGAAGAACTTTTGGAAAAAACATTCTGGTTTGACGAAGCACTTTTGGGCAGCACAATGACTGATTTCTTTCAAAAGCGTCCTGTTGAGTATGCAAAAGGCAAAGGCATTGGTGCAGACGAATTATTCTAATTATTATTACACAAACGAAAATCAAGACACAAGGAAAATACGAATGAATTTTGAATGGCTTAACGAAGATTCGCGTAAGTTTCTGTCGCGCGGATACCTGGACGAAGGTGTAGGAGCAGAAGACAGAATTAGAGAAATTGCAGAAAAAGCAGAGCAGTTTTTAAATTATCCTGGCTTTGCTGACAAGTTCTATGACTATATGGGGAAAGGCTTTTACAGTCTCTCCTCGCCTGTATGGTCAAACTTTGGAAACGAAAAAGGATTGCCCATCTCATGTAACGGTGTTTACATTGGTGACGAAATATCTAAGATTATGAACAAGAGTTCTGAAGTGGCAATGCAGACCAAACACGGTGCTGGAACCAGTGGCTTTTTTGGTGATATACGTCCGCGTGGCAGCGAAATCAAAACTGGTGGTACAGCAGATGGTCCTGTACATTTTATGCATATCTTTGAAACTGTAACAGATATTATTTCACAAGGAAGTGTACGTCGCGGCAGCTTTGCAGCATATCTCGATATCGAACATCCTGATGTAGAAGAGTTTTTGGAAATCCGTGAAGTAGGACATGCCATACAAGACATGAGTCTTGGGCTGTGTATATCTGATGCATGGATGAATGCAATGATTGCGGAAGGCGAAGCAGTCAAAGCAGGTGAAATGCCAGCAGCAGAAGCTAAGAAACTTCAGCTTTGGGCCCGAGTAATGCGCAAGCGCAAAGAATCTGGTTATCCCTATTTGTTCTTTACTGACAATGTAAACAACAACAAACCCAAAGTTCTCAAAGACAAAGGACACAAGATCTATGCTTCAAATCTCTGCTCAGAGATTTGTTTGCCCAGCAATGATGACGAAAGCTTTGTGTGCAATCTAGCAAGCATGAACATTCTCACCTATGACGAATGGAAGAACACTGATGCTGTGGAAATTATGACCTACTTCCTCGATGCTGTTATGCAAGATTATATCAACAAAACAGCAGAAATTGATCACATGCGTTCCAGCTACAATTTTGCTCGCCGTTGGAGAGCACTTGGCATTGGACAGCTAGGTTGGCACAGCTTTTTGCAAAGCAAGATGATTCCATTCGAAAGTTTTACAGCTACAAGCTTAGCAGCAGAAGTAAGCAAGTTTATCGACCAGCGCAGTCTAAAAGCCAGCCAAGACATGGCAGCACGTTATGGCGAGCCAGAAGGCTTAATCGGATATGGTGTACGCAATCTCACAAGAACTGCGGTTGCTCCAACTACATCAAGTTCGTTTATACTAGGACAGGTTTCGCCCAGTATTGAACCACTGCGTTCCAACTACTTTACAAAAGATCTTGCCAAAGGTTCGTTCACATACAAGAACCCATACCTTGCTAAGGTATTGGAAAATCACAACAAGAACGACAAAGAAACTTGGATGAGTATACTTACAAACAAAGGTTCGGTTCAACACCTTGACTTTTTAAGCCAAACAGAAAAGGATGTTTTCAAAACATTTGATGAAATCGTACCATTGACTATTGTTCAGCAGGCAGCAGCACGTCAACGTCATATTGATCAAGCACAAAGCCTTAATCTAATGATTCCACCCGATGCACCTGTCAAAGATGTTAACGCACTTATCATCGAAGGCTGGCGTTTAGGTGTAAAAACATTCTACTATCAGCGCAGTTCAAACCCAAGTCAGGAATTGATACGTGACATAATGTCATGTGCAAGTTGCGAGGCCTAGAATGTTAAATTCAATAATATGGACCAAAGATAATTGTTTTTATTGTGAAATGGCAAAAGACCTGCTAAATGATCTCTCAGTGCCTTTTGAAGAACGCAACATATCTCAAGGCGAATGGACAAGGGAGCAGCTACAAGACGCTGCTCCTGATTCTAAAACTGTTCCGCAGATATTTCTTCAAGGTAAGTACATAGGAGGATTCACTGAATTGAAAACTTACATTGAAGAAACAGGATTTAACGGAACAGGATATACTCTATGATTATTGAAACACCACACAAGGCAAACGACACAGTCACAATTAAAACCGCAGCAGGCGAAGAAATAGTTGCACGTTTCGTTGAAGAAGACAGTGACACTATAACAGTTCAAAAACCTATGGCTATTATGGCAACACAACAAGGCATTGGATTAGGACCGTTTGCTTTTACAATCTCGCCTGAATCAAAAGTCAAACTAAATAAAAGTACACTTTTGTTTGTTCATAAGACTGATGCAGAAATGGCAAGTCAGTATGTTCAATCAACAACAGGAATACAAATGTAATGACAATACCTATACATCGAGATACCGATTTAAGAA